TCAGGTTCAAGTTCAGGGAACGTCTTAAGGATAGTATCCCTGATCTCTTGTTGTCCTAGTCGTCCTTTTGCTTTACTGCTTCGGGCGGTTGCCATAGCTCTTGCTCCCTACGTCTAAGCCAAAGAAGTCTGGCATTTTCTATTACACGGTCAATGTCACCATTGTATGCATCTATACATTTCTGCCACAAGTCCTGTTCTGTTTCTGCACCATCAAGTATCTTATCAGCTTTTACAGGGCCAACCTTATAAAGACCTATGATATTATCTGCTGCATCACCAGTTAAGATTTGCTTATAGAAAAACTTAAGTCCTGACCATTCGTCTACGTCTGACCATTCGCCACGACCAAAGTTAAAATGCCTACACGGTATCTGTAACATATCTTTGTCGATAGATGCTACAACCGTGTCACTGCCAAGTCGGGTTGCTTCTATTGCTATCAGGTCATCAGCTTCTTCTCCTTCACTTACGATTGCATTATGTTTATCCACTAGATACTGCCTCACTTGCGGTAGGTGTAATGGTTTAGCTGCATCCTTACGGTTTCCCTTATAGATATGTGTCTTTGCTACATCATGTCTAAAGTTCCCTTTACCTGTCAAATACACCTTGTAATCATTAGGTGAAGGGAACACTAGAGTTTCCTGCAGGATGTATTGGATAAGCTCTTCTGCCTTTTCCTCTGCATCTTTAGGTAACTTGTCTTGAGTAGCAAAGGCTGCTCTATAAGCGATAATATCACCGTCGATCAGCACTTTGCCAAATGCCATTAGAAGTCACCCCAAACCATACTGCCATCATCCTTCTCAAACCCTACGGCCTTAACGTAGGTGAAGCCCATAGCTACAGCAAAGTCTGTGAACAGGTTAGCTAACTGATAGATGTCTTCAACGTCCTCACGATAGATTGTGATGTTACCGTTGTAACCATCCTCTTCTGCATCAGCAACCGCTTCTAAGTTTACATTCATTAGGCTACCTCAGTCCATGCACCGATGCTGTTAGTTTCTGCAGGTTCATAGGCTACATGATCTGTAACACCGATAGCGTTCATACGAACACCTGAACCATTAGAGTAAACATCAAAGATGACTTTAGCTTTTGTGCCATTACCTAACGGCCCATCATCCTCAAAGCTCCACCACCGTTTATTATCCTCACCTTGTGTAAGGTCAACGACAGCAATAGGCCCACCATAGTTTACCTCAACAGGCTTACCTTTGTTGTCGGTAAAGGTTTTGATGTTGTCAGAAACTGACCGCTTCATCTTCATGTACTTACCGATGCCAAATTCTGCATCACCATCAGCAATACGTTGACTACCCATGGGGCTTGGGTTTAAGCCCTCTGACAATAACTTGTCGATGTCTTCTTCATTAGTGAAGTATGCGTTCATTACATACTGACCACCTTTGTCTGCAATTTGCTTTGCAATCGTATTCCCATTCGGGTCTCCCATATCTGCATTTTCTGGGAATACTTTAGCATATTGTAAGACCATTTCCATTTCATATCGTGCCATATGACATTTCCTTTCGTCGAGTCTGGTAATTATATATAAGTGCTTTTTTCGCAGTTTGTAACACTAAAGTAGAAATTTATTTTCTAATGGATGTCTGCATATGTTCTTCCGAACTGTGCATCTATCCCAAGTGGTACATTTAGTTGGATTTCTTCGTTTACTTGGTCGATTGCCATAGTCATAATATTTTCTTCTTTGTCCTCATTCCCCTCTTCTACTAAAGTTATAATTTCGTCGTGGAACTGACCGATAGTCTTTAGTCCCATACCACGACATCCCTTAACCCAACTGTCGAAACAGAATACACCTGTACCTTGATTTAGTGTACTGAAACGATCCTTGTCAGACCGTAAACTGTACCAGAATTTAGATACAGGATTCTGTACCCAAGCAGAGCCAAATAGTTCACGAACACGTAGACCTTCTGCCACCTTCTGTACTGACCAGTTACGTGACCAAAAGGCATCTAGCAGTGTCTGTGCCTCAGACTTGCTCATACCTGTCTCACGAGCCAGTTTAGCGGCTCCTACACCATACGTAGCACTGTAGTTTACCACCTTGTAGTTCTTACGTAGTGCCTTAAGGCTACGTTCACCTGAATTGTGTTTGTCGATGTCGTCTTGTGTAACAACACCTGCGTGTTTAGCAAGGTCAAGGTGCGGGTCAAACCCATCCTTAGACATTTCAGCGACATAATCAGGGTCTAATGGTTTCATGTAGTGTCTCTTTGTCGTATCCTCTAACGATGTCATATCAGCACCGCACAGAGTGTAACCTTCAGGTGCAGTTAGACACCCTCTGATTTCTTTTCCGTAGGGTTTATCAACCGATGGCAAGTTGACCAATGGTCGGGCGTGACGAAAGCGTAGGGTGTTAGTGAACCCTGCAACAGTTGCTTGCACGTATCCATCGTTCTCTGTTTCGACCATTGATCTAAGAACTCCAATACGATGAGAAAGAACAGACAAGCCATCAAGCAAACTAATAGCAGGTTCTTGTTCAACCAGTTCACGTACTGAGGGACAGAGTTCTCCGTCTTTCCGTACTTGTTCCAATTTCCGTTCATCACCAGTTACCTTATCCTTTAGGTATTTGAAGGTACGAGGCTTCCACCCCAAAGAAAAAAGCCAATCTTTGACCTGCTCCACACTATTAGGATTTGCTCGTTCTTCTCCTGTTTTGACCACCATAGACAATGTAGAAATCGGTTGGTGTTCTTGCTTGCATAACTGAACCCATTTTTCGCCGTGACTAGAAAGTGTACCGTCTTTTTTGTACATGACTTTCGGTTTTGTCTTGGTAGTAAATAGATTACGTTTTGGCATAGCATCAGCCAAGGCTTCTGTCTTTTCATGCTTTAGGTCTTCCCATTCCTGTAGATGGGCTTTTGCTTTCTCTACATCTAATTTCCATCGTAGGGTCTCCTGTTCTCTTGCACAATCCATCTTGAACATGAGATAGTCAATAAAGCGATCTTTCTCTCCACTGTCCTGATACAGTTTGTTCAGCTTCAAGTCCAAGTCACGGTGTAACCTTGTGTTGATCTTAACGTCCTCATTACAGCGGTGGGCATACTCTTCGGGTGTTAGGGTATTCCAGTCCTTAATAACTGGTTTAGGCACTCCATAGTCCTCTCCGTAGCCCTCAAGCCCATGTCTCATACGATCATGGTTTAGATACCACGACAAAGGTAGAGTGTCGATCAGACGAGACTTTACTTCAATGCCTAACACTTTTTCCACTGCAGGGATGTCAAACCTGATGATGTTGTGACCAATCAGTGTAGGTGCTTCTGTAAAGAAGATACGCATAGCCTCATAATCATGGGTATGATGCACATTTCCATCGTCCCCCATCCAAGATAACACATGAATCTTTGTTAGTTCGTCTAGTAGACCGTCTGTTTCAATATCGAATACTGGCATGTTTACCATTTCCCATTTTTGCTTAAGTTTTCTTTGGCCCATAAAGGTTGAAGATTAGTGTAATGATTCGCCATTTTAAAATCTTCAGGGTTTTGTAAATCGAAACTGCACAAAGGTCTTATATGATCTATGTGCCAACCTTTAGTCCCGTGATTATTCCATGTCATAGGCTCTCCATTTTCAGGGTTAGGGTAGAATTGATTTTCAAGGTGTTTTATGAGTTCTTGTTTGCTACAGCCAACACTTTTAATAACACTACCCACCTTAATTTGATCTTTACGCCTTAAAATACCGTTTAGGTTTGTCCTTAAAGAGTGAGCAACTTTATATTGAGGGTTGTTTTTTAACCTTTCATAAAACTTCTGATTGTGCTTATCTTTGTATTTTTCATAGTGTTTCTTATCCCATTTTGCCTTTCTGTCTTTATTTCTGTTGATATAATCATTCTTCATTTTGTAAGCGCAAGAGAGGCAGTAGGATTTTTTATTGTTGTGAACCCTTCCTACGAAGTCATTAGGAAATAGTGATAAACACTTTATCTTGTTGCATTTCGAACAGCACCTCTTGTTAAAAGAATACAACTTTTTCCTTACGTGATTTTTCATCCACATATCTGGTGAGTTTTTGTACTTTAAGCAGCTTTTACACACACCTCTCCTGTTTCCAGATTTATCAGCAACAGAAAAACAATCAAACCTTTTAGTTAATTTACAATCCTTACACACCCTTTTAATGATTTGACCCCCTATTGTAATATCACCTTTCATTATATAACCTCTCTTAGTGTAAACGTATCATAGTTGAACCGCATCTTACCTGCTGCACCTTCCTCAGATGATGGACGGTTCTTCTCAATCTTGAGATACGTTGTGTTTCGTTCCTGTAGGTCTTCAGCTTCTTTGTCACGGTACAAGTCGATGATAACTGATGCACGTTGACCAATCATCTTACAATACTTGAAGTCACCGTTCTCGTTAGTGTGACCAATGCTTACGATACCTACGTTTAATTCTGCTGCAAGTTTAGACAGGCGCACTGACAAGTCAGCCAACTGTTGCTCTTTGCTTTCCTCAGACGATCCAGAGATTACATCTTGGATAGGCTCAAAGAAGATAAACTTACAACCACATGCCTGACTAAAGAACCTAATTTGGTCAATCAAATCTTCAGCACTAGCACCATCACCCAAGAAGAACTGATAGAAGTTTTCATCCTTAGTGATGTCTTTGATAGCTTGCACTACATCATCACCACGGTTCTTTAGGTCAATCAAATCCCTACGTGTCAGGTTATCGTTCAGATGATACGACACAAGACCAAGTAGTGATCTTAGTTTTGTTTCTTCTAGGTGCCATGCAGCAATCGGTATTCCCTTCTGTAGCATGTTGTACTCAAGGTAACGCATGACCTCCGTCTTGCCGATACCCGTGGGTGCTTTGATTACCGTGAAGTGACCTTGCATGAGACCAAGTATCTTATCGTCTAACGCTTGGATACCTGTTGGTACATACTGATGCTCCGGCGTATCCTTGTAC